TAGGCACTCCTAGGCATGGCGAGACAGGTCCAGGCAAGGCAAGGGGCGGCGGTTCTTCGGAGCCGCCGCCATTTCCTGTGGAGGTTAGATGAGCAAATCCCTCGATGAGTTATGGGCCGGGATTGCCGAAGAGAACCTGCATAGCGAGGTTCGGATAGGCCCGGCGGCGGTCGGCAACGAGAAGCCGCGCGTTTTTTGCCGGTGCGGAAATTTCACTATCACCGATGGCGCCGGTCGCCGGTCATGCCTGCGCTGTGATTGGGAAGAGACAAATCACTAACTGTGGCGGGCGAAAAGGGCTCAACTCGGAGCCCATGCATGCCCTTCTGGAAATGGTCGCGAACGACTGCCTCGAACGCCAACGCTGATCCATCGATCAATTGGGCTGAAGGGCAGCCGCCTTCAAGCGTGAACGACAGCGCTCGCGCGATGATGGCGCGGCTGAGCGAATATCGAGATGACCTCTCCGGAGCGATCGCGACGAGCGGCACGTCAACGGCCTATGCCGTTAGTTCTTATCAGGTCTTCGACAGCCTGGCCCATCTCGGCGGGCAGGTGATCGCGTTCACGCCTCACACGACAAACGGCGCAGGGCCGGTGACACTCAATGTCGATTCGCTCGGCGGCAAGCCGCTGCGCTTCAATTTCTCTGCCGAGCTTCCGGCGGGCGCGCTGATCGAGGGGACGCCTTACACGGCGCTCTATAATTCGACCGATCAGGCGTTCTATCTGCATGGCTTTTTCGGTAATCCGTACAATATCCCTGTCAGCGCGAGCGTCGATTATTGGGGTAGCGCGGCGCCGAACAGCTCATTCGCGCTGATGTACGGGCAGGCGATCTCGCGCACGACGTATAGCGTCCTTTTTGGCATTGTTGGAACGACCTATGGCAGCGGAGATGGCACAACGACATTCAATATTCCTGATGTCCGCGGGCGTGTTGTTGCCGGCAAAGACGATATGGGCGGCTCGGCCGCTTCGCGGTTGAGCGGGGCTAGCATCACCACAGGTGGTGCGACGACGCTCGGAGGCTCAGGTGGCGCGGAAACCAAAACGCTCGCTACTGCTAATCTGCCGCCCTATACGCCCGCGGGCACGATAACCAATGGAGCGATTACAATCTTGGGCAGTGGCACGGCTGCGCTGTCCGGATCATTTTCGGATATCACCCCTGGCTCTGTCCAAGGAGCGGCATCTGGCTCGTTGAGCGCGTCGCAGGCCACGTCAACTTTCGCCGGCACTGCGCAAGGTGGGTCGAGTACTGCATTCGCTCTCACTCAGCCCACCATCATTGCCAACAAGCTGCTGAGGATCATCTAGGGCTGAACAAAAAATCCCGGTGTCCTCCAAAGCCAAACTTTGGATGCGGGATACGCTTGATGTCTTCGATCGGAAGACAATCATTCTCGCCAAACATCAGGCCAGAGTACCCAATGCTTTCGAAAAAAGATCGGATAGGCCCGATCTCATCGGGGGTGCTCTCTAACTGAATGAGAGGGCGATAACTTCGCAAAAGCCTTTCCCCGCCGCGGAAAACGCTTAGCTCATGGCCCTCGACATCACATTTAATAAATTTCAGGTGCGGAATAGGGCCAAAGTCATCGAGCCGCGTAAGTTCTACGCTTATTGTGGCGCCTATATCTCTGCAAAGTGATGCGCTCCCGTCTCCTACTCGCTTTCGAGAGAGGCTTGCATATCCGGCGTGGTCCGAAAGCGCCACGTTGAGAACCTCGACGTTCCGCAGTCGGCGCCGCTGGATATATTCGGCCATTTCCGGCTGCGGCTCGAAGGCAATCACTCGGCCTTTAGAACCGACAGCCCGTGACAGCCAGTAGGAGTAAATGCCTTTGTTGGCGCCTATGTCCAAGACGGCGGCGCCCCTCAGATCGAGTTGAAGCAGCGCCTTAAGTTGCTGGCGCTCAGTTCGGATCCGGTATCTCAGGCACCTTGCCAAAAAATGAATGTTTTCGAACATGCCAGATTTCTACATCACAACCCCAAGGCGATCAATCGCATAGAAAATCGCTAACCGCCGCACCGCAAAGTCGGCCCCGCATCACACGGGGCAGAGCCTATGCGGCTGATCGACAATGCATGGCGGGACTTTCACCGCCTCTGGACCATCCGGATTTCGCTTGCGGTCGGCCTTTTCAACGGCATCGCGGCGGTTCTCGGGGCTTTTGCGGATGTCTTCAATCCGTGGTTCCTGGTGGTCCTGAGCATCATCGTTAACGTCGGCGTCATCCCGCTCGCCCGCCTCGCCAAGCAGAGGGAGCCGGAATGACCGTCCGCAAGACAGCCATCACAGTCGCCAGCGTGTCGGCCCTCGCCATGGCCGGCGCGACCGTGAAGCATTGGGAGGGGTACGCCCCGACCGTTGTTCCCGATCGCCTCGCCAACGGACTGCCGACCGGCGGCTACGGTGAGACCGAGGGCGTCAAGCTCGGCGAGACCCACGACGAGAAGTTCTGGGCCGCGCGCCTGACCTCGCGCCTGGCCGAGGACTACGACGCCGGAATCGGCAAGTGCATCAAGGTCGATCTCCCCGACAGCGCGCGCGCCGCGGCGATCTCGGTTTCTTACAATGCCGGCGTCGGGGCGCTCTGCGCCTCCACCATCGTCCGCAAGTGGAACGAAGGCGACTTCCGGGGCGGCTGCGAGGCTATCCGCGGGTGGCGCGTCGGCTCCCACCCGCATGGCCCCAGCGGCCCCCTGGTGATCCAGCGCGGCTTGCAGAACCGCCGGAACGACGAAGCCAAGCTTTGCCTGTCCGGCCTCGACAAGCCCGCCGGCAAGCCTCCTGCGGCGTCGCCTGAGCCGGTCAAGCCGCCACCGGCCGTCGCATGCCCGCCACCGCCGCCGGTGCCCGTCACCGCTCCGCGTCCGTCGTTCTGGGCCCGTCTCTGGGCCGCGGTCTTCAAGTCGTGATCTGGATCGATGCGGCTTGGCATTTCGTGTTCGGCTGGGCCGGCGTCGACTTTCTGATCGGGCTCGCCGCGGTCGCCGTTGCGTTGCTCGAGCCGCCTTTCGTCGCAGTCCTGATTCCGAACCTCCGCACCTGGGCGATCGGAACGGCCGTCGTCGCGTTTACCTGCATGGGATGCATTGCCTATGGCTATTCCAATGGTCTCAAGGAAAAGCAGCGCCAATGGGACGCGGCCTTGGTTCGCGAGCTCGAGCTCGGTGAAAAGGCTCGGGCTGCTGCTGAGCGTGATGTGCCTGTCGTTACCGACCGCGGGCTGTTTCGAGGCGACCCGGACAACCGTGACAGCGGGAAGTCAGCCGGCGAGCCTCGCGGCGCGCTGCGCGGGCTGGACCCGTATCACCTATTCCGGCGATAGCGACACCATGGAAACCATTGAGCAGGTGCGGATTCACAATCGCGTCGGGCGCAACAAGCGGTGCTGGAAATGACGGAAGACGACGGCAACTGGCATTTGGACAAAAAAGTGCCGATCACGCTGATCCTCGCGATCATCATGCAAACCGCCGGCTTCGCCTGGTGGGGAGCGACCACGGCTGAAAAGGTCGCCGTGCTCAAGGAGCGGCTTGACCTGATCGCGCCGAACTCCGACCGCCTCACGCGCGTCGAGGTCAAGGTCGATTCCGTCCAGCAATCGATCAATCGGGTGGAAGGCTATATCCGGGGCAAGCAGTGAGGGATTTCCTCGAGGAGCTGAAGAACCCCTGGATTGTCGAAGCGCTCCTCGCAATGGTGGCGCTGATCGTCATCCTCCTGAACGTCCGCATCTCCGTGGCTTGAAAATCGCTAACCGGCCGGGCGTAGGACCGAGCAAGCAAACTTCGCTCGCTCAGGGGCCCTTTCATGGCGCAGAACGGCTATTTCGATCAGGTCCTCTTCAACAACATTTCCGCGACGCCGGCGTCGTTCAAGCTGAACGGCGGATCCTACGGTCTCACGATGCTCGCCACATGGGGCGGCGGCTCGATTGATCTCAAGCGCCTTGGGCCCGATGGCTCGACCTACGTCTCGGTGCTGAGCGCGACGTTCACTGCGAATGCCTTCCAGACCGTCAACATTCCCCCTGGAACCTACCAGCTCACCGTGACGACCGCTACTGCCGTCTACGCCGACATCACGTCGGTCTATTCCGCGGTGGCCTGAGCCATGAGCCGCAACGGCCGGAAGTACTTCGGCACTCTCCTTGGGTCAGCGCAACAGCCGCCGCCCGGCGAGCAATTCTCGACCGTGACCGACAACAACGGCTCCGAACAATTCATCACAGTCATGGACACCAACGGCGCTGAGCAG